GAACGCAGATCGCCACCCTTAATGACACGAGTAACATCTGCCTGCCGACTACCAGTATTACCATAGGTAAAAGTACCGCTACACGGCATAGCTTTGTCGAGATTTTTGGCCATGTTTAACACCTCCTTTCATAGATTTAGGCAATAAAAATAGGGATAGTGTATGAGAGAGTGCTTAGTCGCATTGTCTCATACACTATCCCTGTGGTTTTCCTACTAAGGATTGGTTATTTAGTTATTATTTCATCTTCTTACCATAACCCTTGCCCATGCCCATTTCTTTCTTGTCTGACTTAGGCATACCTTTCATGCCCTTGCCCTTACCTTTACAACCTGCCATAGTAAACGCCTCCTAATCAAGTTTAATATCCTCGGTCGTACTCAGCATGACAGGTTTACCGCCCTTCATTTTAATAACGATTGTACCCCACGGAGTAGACTTCATCTTGTCGATTACTTTTTTCTCTTTGTCAGTTAACATTATTTACCTCCGGTTATCCGTTATCAACCCACCATGCTCATTGCCGCCTGTACCTGCTGATCTGCTGGCAACTGCATAATCTGCATAAACACATCGGGATCTTGTTCTTTAATCTGATTCAACCTGTCCATGAACTGAATAACCGCTTCCTGCTGTAAATCGCCGCTCATAGCCTCTTTGTCACTTTCAAGGTCGTGCGATTGCTGTTGACGGTTTAATTCTCCCTGCTGTTTTATGACGGCAAGTTCTTTTTCATGCTGCTGTTTGGCAAGCATCATATCGGTACTCTGCTGTAGTTGTTGTTCTTGTATAAGTTTAGCCTGTTCTTCCTGCTTTGCTTGGGCCTCCTGCGCTTGCTGTATATCCTGCTCCATCTGACCAATAACCTCTTTGAGATGCGGAACACCGATTTTGTCAAGAATTTTCAGTATCAGCATATTGCCAGGAGTAGGTTCAAAGCGTCCCTGCCCTGCAAGAGACACAATAGAATTCATCATTTCCGACTTATTCTTCATAAATCCAACTTCTGCACTAATCTCAATATCGAAGTCAGGATAAATTAAGTCTCCGTTAACGTCACGAAGCATAGATAAGCGGTTAAACTGACCGTATTTATTCTCGCCCTTCTCTCCGGTAATGCGGAAAGGTCTGTCATCGTCACAGAACGCCAACGCAAACTCGGCAATAGTGCGGTAAAGAGTCTTAAACGAGGTTGACTTATAGGCAGACTTAATCGCTAATTTATTACTTGACTGACTTATATATGCCTGCGCCTGATCGCCGGAAGTTACCCCAGGTTGATGAACTCCTAGTGAGGCATCGGTTACGCCGGTAATAAGTTGCATCCATTCTTTAAATTTATCAACCAATTGAATACCGTCAATATTGGTACTTAAATCGACTTCTTTAACAGAATTCGGATCGTTAACATGGATTATCTCTGATGTTGGGTCCATAAGTTTCCTTTGTACTTCAAGAGAGTCGGTTAAAATCTTCTTCCTACCACGAAGGAAAGATTCTTCGTACATATGCACCGCTTTCTTAATACTCTCCTGCAAGTCCCAAACATCTTCCATAATAGATATACCCCAACAACACTTATCACGCATAATAAAGGGTTGATAGACTATATCCCAGCAAGTAGGTATGTAATACTCTGCCTCTGTTTCGGCATCAATAACACGGTAGGCAATATTGCCGTATTCATCAATTCCCTTGCGAACCTGCGTACCTGCTTCGATAGTTTCAGTCTTATATGGATTACCGTCCTCGTCCCTACGATAAAAGAACTTAGGCAGGTGCTTAATCAACAAGTCACCGGACCACCACAACTTACAAATATCTCCGTCATCGTCACGATAGGTAGTCTCAATAATTGTATATTTACCAAGTCCCGTATCCTTAGAAACTCCGGTAGTATCGGTAACGGTAGTTATCCTTTGGTCGCCCAATATCTCGTCATACTCGGCATACAGAATTGCCTTTTCTTCCAGCATATCCTTCGTTATATCCTTCCATTTACGAAGAATATACTTTTGTGTACGGTTAACCGGATGGTGATAATGTTCCATATCGTCACCGAAGTTGATGGACGATTTATTGGGAATGATATCTTTGGGGTGAGGATTACTAATCTCAATCTCACCAATATACCCCGCACGTTTAATATTATTATTCCAGTGAACCTTCTTAAATGTACCACCCAGCTTTGAAACTCTGCGCTCGTCTGACATATTCATTTCTTCTAATGAAGGAGAAGAACTTCTCAGCACATAACCGACGTAACTTTTCAAAGCATTAACAGGCACTTCATCGGCAGCGGCAACAGGTTTAAAGTCATGGTCAGGAATAGTCATATCAATAAGTGCTTCTATAATTAAGCGAGGGAAGTTAACAACTGTTCTCGCTTCCCTATCTTGCCGATTATTGACGTTCTCAAATTCACGATTACCGTTATACATGTTTTCCCATGAGTCCATGAGAAGGTCATACTTTTTCTTAGCGAAACGGTCAATCTCAAACTGATCTTGCCAGTATTTAAGTAGGTCAAGAGTCTCTTGATCGTATTCTATGACAGGTGCTACTATTTCTTTCACCTTCTTTTTTAACGCACGAAATGGTTTTTTCCAGTCCATTTAGACACACCCTTAAGATATTTCACATATATTACCAACTTCAAAAATCGTAAGATTACTGTCACTAATATAGGCAATGCCGTTTTGTTTCAAATACTCTCTAAACTTATTTTCAGATTCATCATAACTTAGCGATTTTACCTTAACACAATAAGTCATTACAAATTCTTGATGATAAAAACATATATACTCTTTCACAATAACACCGTCCTCGGTTATTATTAAAAACCTACAATATGTTCCTGCAACTTCTCATATTCTTTCTCAAACGCAATGTTGCTTAAAACTGCTGACTGCTCAGATAGTGACATATCATCGGGGAACGAATACTTATCATCTTTAGAAATGGGAGGTCTTGACATTACGGCGTAGCGACAATTATGGACAATAAGTCCACCGTTAACGCTAAAGTTATGATGTTTTTCAACTTCCATATTAAACACATCTGACTTACCAACATATTTTACCGATTTAACCTGTACCACAAACTAAAACCTCCTTATACCATTTCGTTTAAGGAGCATTAATTTTGCACTACACTTCCTTGAGCATGTCTTTGTTTTAGAATATTTATTTATTGGGAATATTTTTTCGCAAACAATACATACCCTCTCAATATCGTCCACACCTATACTTCTCCTGTATGCAGACTTGCACTTATTAGAGCAAAACCTACTATGATCTCTCATCATTATGCTTGTCTCATATTGCTTTCAGCATAGGTCACACTTGAGGACTATCATCTGGTCCATGTATAAACCAAGAGATTTGTGCCAATTCTTTCTCGACACCTCTCTTGCTTCATCCGTATGATGCCACTCAGTAGCAAGGTGTCTGTATTTGTCTAAATTCTTCCTTTTCCTTTCCAAACATTCTCCGTCAATATTGCTGAGTAGTGCATGTAGTTTTAGATGATCTTCTTTTTTCATCGCAACCAGATTATCAATATAGTTATTATCCTTGTCTAAATCGACATGGTGGACATGATAACCTTTCGGCACTTTTCCGTTACTACATTCCCATACATAAACATGCAGTCTTTTGGGTTTTTTATCTATAGTTGCTAACCAATAACCTTTACCGTCTTTATAAAACTTAACTCCGTTAAAGATTATGTATTGTGTTGTTATTGTTTTTGTTTCTGTTACTATTTGCATGATTCACCTCTAATGATACGTCGATAATAAAATCATTGTCAGTAAGTTGCTCAACTAATTTCCATCCGCTATTAGTAAGTACAGGATGATCTTTAGTTGCAACAATATTTCTTCCGTCACATAGTTCTATTTCATACACATCCACATTCTCTCTTGTTAACCTAACATCAGAAAAAGTAGATACTGACATGCACTTGTTTTCTTCGTCATAACAATATATACAACCTAATTTACCGACTAAATCCTTAATAGGAAAGTCGCCATTAGGAGTATTTATTATTGTTTGTCCAATCAAACATGCCTCCGGCGCGTGTGTGACCTCGTGTGGAGTATCTGCCGCATCCTCGGAGTCATTCTTATCATGTTCAAGTAGTGGTAAACACCGTATAAGATTCTTACATTCCTCAAATATCTTCAGTTTAGAAGTAAGTACAGTAACCGCATCAATACCTTCATCAGTAATAACGTCCTGCTTTTCCTCTCTAACCAATAGATATTCCCTTAATGCCCTCCAACCTGCAACACGGTCATGCTTTGCTTTTCTCAGATTATTAAGTCCAGCACGATTCATTATCTCCCTACCGCTTGTCCCTGTCTCTTGTCGTCTATTCCACAAGTCAGGAGAAGCAACCGTATAGCTAATTTTCTCGTCTTTGGGTGTCATGGAGATAATCTTTTTCGCCGCTTGACTAAGGGTTAAGTTGGGTTGATATAACTCACGATAAGCGCACATAATGCCTTCGGGCGATACTGCCCACCAGTGACATGAACACATATCAAGTCCATAGTCCAACGAGCAGAACCTTTTCCACCAGGACGGTATCTTAAAAGGTTTAACGACATGCACATCACGACGAAACTCTTTAAAGAACTGCCCTTCACCGGCAGTAAACGCCTCTTCCGGAGTTGCTGGATACTCTGCCATATAACTATGAGGTAAGTCTTTTTTGACCTGCTCATACCACTCCTGGGTACGTCTAGGGTCGGTACTCCAAGGCATAAATATAGGCGTAAACGTATTCTCACCGTTGTACGCCTTCCAAAATATTTCCTCAAATAAGGTACCTTTTTTAGCGGTAGATAACCCAATAACCTGTCCACCAGTAGGACGGTTAATAGTCGGATAAGCAGCAGACCAAATATCTCTAGCGAACATCTGAAACGCCCATTCGTCAAGTATTACAAGGTTAGCTGTGAAAGAGCGTCCACTGTCAGGACCGGCAGACATAGCGTTAAAAACAGCAGGTTCCTTGCCTTTATGGTAGATAGTAACCGACAATACCGTTGAATCCCACGTAGGGTTAGGATATTGCTTCGGAGTACCCTTAACGTGACGAATCATCCATGAAGGTAGATACCTCAGAATAAAGCAAATACGCCTGACAAGTTCCTTAGCATCCTCTTCCCTTTTAGACAGAGCAACAACAGAATATCCAGGTCGAAATATAACCCCGTGCAATCCGTAAATAAGAGATAACCAAGTAAAACCTAACTGCCGCGCTTTAAGTATAATTGATAACTTACTGTCAATAATCTTCCTTAACGCTTCCTTCTGACCGTCCCATAGGTTGAGTTTGGCAACTAAGTCTTGAACGTCTCTATCCTCAATGTAGGCGTACTTATCTATGAAATACTCTACACTCTTAGAGGATTTACGATATTCTAACTCAACTTTTGCTGCCGCTTTTTCCCTTAACTTCTGAGTGGATAGTTTTTTCTTTTCCTGCTGTTCGGTCATAAGATCACCTTACTGTGACTAGATTATTTTAAATTCGCCGATTTCGTTTTTAAGTATGTCGCATAAGTCATATAATGCCTTATTGTTGTCTACTATAATTCCTGCTAAAGTATATAATTTTTCATACAGCGTAACATCGTTATTTGTTGAACCTTTACCTTCGCAAGAAACAGGATATGGTTTCCGCACAATTCCTTCAAGCAAAGAAATGGCATTGCTGTTTTCATGCACAGATTGGGTTATTGCCCCCATTATGCTTTCTAGTGGGGTTAACTCCATAGAGCATGCAGGTTCATTCATCGGCATGTTACTACAACTTTTTAATTCATTGGGAAAATTCATTTCAATTCTTCCATCCAATTGATTAGTCCATTGACGGGGCCGGGTAATATGCGCTTAACTTTTTGGCTCATATTTGCAATCACAACCCCAACCAGAGAACCAACCACTACCGTCACTTAACTCAATGTGAGTTTTAACCATGATGGTCTTACAGTCAGGACATATGGGGCGAGTGTCTTCGATATCTCCTACTTCCTCATAAGTTGCCTCGAAGTTTTTAGGTTCATAAGGAAATCTAACACCGTCTGGTCTTGTTGCAATATAATCTACCGGTGATATTTTTATCTTTATTTGTCCGGCAGCAATATAAGGAATTCCTTGATAAAAGCCATCCTCCAAACCATCAACATAAGGTTCGGCATCAACAAAAATAGGTTTTCTACGGTACCTTTTGGTTTTGCTCATTACTTACACCGTCCTCGGTTATATTTAACAATCCCACTTATCTAAAGCGAGTTTACTTCGTGTCGGCCTGCCTTTTTCGTCCTTTAACGGTCCTGGCATACCACCCATTCTTGCACAGAAGGACTTCCTTCTTGCCGCTGCTTTAGGTGATTTCTTAGCCGTTTCCTTAGATACAGGAGGTTTAAGATTACTGCCGGGATTTTCCTTCTCATAGGATTTACGACCTTTACTATTTAACCCGCCAGATTCGCTTTTACCTTCTTTTCTTGTCCAAGCAGGAGTTTTCATTTAATCACCGCTGTTCTGAATAATTTTCTGTTACATAAGGTGAATGTATATATACTGTATTTTCTTCTCTGCAATATCCACATACAACCCCACATGCTTTAATGTTACTTTTCATAGTTAACAACCTTTGATGATATGATTTATGAAGTTTTGGTGATTATGGAAAAGCCATTAATTGAATGAAATTTTGTTGTCCTTTAGTGTTTGATATAGTCCCGCTTCAAGTGCTGATATTTGCTGATGCTCTAGTCTTAGTTCAAGACTCATATTGAGGCACTCAATAATCTCATGCAGTAAAGTTGTATCAATCTGACTTATAGTTTTATTCTTATTCAAGCGGATGGTGTTAGTGTTTGGATTAAGACTTCCATAGTCACCACTTTCTCTATCATCAACCATGATGATGCTGTAAATATGACCTAGTATTTTGATGTTATTTGGTATTATCATAACAAGTCTCCTGTTCTCAGTTAGTTTTATGTATATACATAAAATGATAAATCGTTAGATGGAGATAGCATAAGGTACAGGTACCCGCCGCCGGAGTCCCACCAATCCATACCGGGGGTGTTTGACCCCCACCCCATCTTTTTGGCGAATCTCCTATCTAAATACGTGCGCTCGCTCTCCTGCTCGCGTATGCGCTGCGCTCTGTGCGTACAATACAGTATCACAACCCTGCGCCTGTGAAGGTGAGCAGGTACAATGAAATGTCCATGAGTGGAGGACAAATGGCGTTTTTGTACCTGCAATAGTGCCGGCAAATAGAGAAACCCAGCAACGACGCACGCTACAATGTTTCTGCTAGTTTACATAATGTATATTCTCGGAACTTCGAAGGATTTCGAAATATGGTTTTCGGGCTAATCCTCCAACAACTGCTCTAGCTCCTCGTCGCTCATACCAGCTATTCGCACGTCCACGGGACCACCGTCAGCGCCCGTCAGCTCTAGCTTTTGAGTGTCGGACCAGCCGTAACCGTTCAATAGACAGAATTTCGCGCCTCTATCGTTGCCCTCATAGAGCTGTTCTTCGGCAAAGTTCTCACATCTTCTTCGCGCACGCATAAGAACGGGGAAAAACTGGTCATCTTTTGAGTAGTTAAACAACGTTTTTCTATCACAATCCAGATAACAAGCTAATCCTGATAATGTATAAGGTCTAGGCATTTTGACAGGTACAACATCACCTTGCTTCGTGACTTGGTTTATTACTCTACTATCACAATACTCAAAGTATTCATCAATTCTTTTCTGAAGTTCTTCGACGCTCGTAAACTTCAGCGGTCGTCCTCCCGGATGCCTTTCGTCAATAAACTCTGCCATAATCATTTCACCTCATTTTCTTAGATATTCCTATGTAAGATACAATAAACTACTATCCTTTAGCCATATACGAACGATTAATATAATAACAATCGTCCTTCCGATACGCTACACCTGCACCCGTGAGTGCTGACATTCTTCTATAGAAGTTGCGTTCCGGCATTTTCAGCACACGAATCAAATCGTCTGCGCTCAGCTTTTCCTTTTTCCGCTTGTCCGTCAATGCTCCACTGTCCCAGTCAATCAGCGGCGACAACTTCACCAAAAACCCCATGTCTGCATCGCTCAGTTTTGCGCTCAGTTCCACCAATTTTTCATTATACAGCTTCACGTAACCTTTTTTATTCCCTGTACTGCGCTTTTTGGGCGGTTTTAGTCCTTTTTTCGTATTCCAGAACTCATAATAACTATGTTCTATATCCTTGTCGCGGATGCTGATATGTTCCGACTGCTTGTCCGGCGATTCTTCCCTAGTAAAAATGGTTTGCGCTACTGTCGCGCTGACTCCAATTGGAAATATACCCTGCTCAGGTTTGTTATGCCAAACTTCGGCCAGCATTTCGCCGGTTTCCGGATCTATAACTTGTCGCCTTGTCCTGCCATATCCGAAATCATCGTCCAAAATTAAACATCTTTTAATCAAGCAAAAACAACTCACTTTCTGATATATATACTGCTTTTCACGAGCCAAACCAGCAAACCCTTATGGGAGTAAGGCTAGACACCATTTTAGCACCTGCCATATTTGGCAGGTAGAAATCAATACTACATACATAAAAACAAAACATAAAAGCACCCTCTCGGATGCTCCCATAAACAGTATTCGCCAACCGAAAACAGTAGACAGACACAAAAAAAATAAGCAGGTATAAAAACCCCACACTACCATTCTATCACGGTTAAAGTCGGATAACAAGCAAAACTTTCCGTTTTCTCATGCTTCCTTCCCTCCACAACAAAAACAGCTTCGCCACAGCGACCACAGAGCGACACAAAACACATTACAGGTATGTTTGTACCTCCAATTTGCGTATGGTCACTACAAGCACGTTTCCGGCTATTTTGCGTGTTTCTTCTATAGATATGTTTTTTCTTTGCTCTCTGTAGCTGGCTTGCCACTGGCTAGCACATGTGCTATAATACTACATAGAAATCACAAGACAGGAGGAAATAAAATGACAAAAAGAATAGCGCAGAAATATCGTGAAAAATGGGGAACTCTTTTCCTTCGTATACCAATAGAGCAAAGGGAAGAAATAGACAGAATCGCAGCCACCACTGGCTTGACGGCAACTGAAATAGGCAGAAAAGCCATTGAAAGAACTATTTCAGAATTTCAAAACTCGATGAAAAAGGCAGATACGGGGAGCATTGGCTAGCCAGTAGATGCAGAGCAGTCGAAAATAATTGAATATGACGTTATATCGACTTTGATTGTGGCTAGCCAGATGTGATAGTATAAGCATATGGAACACAGCAACACGAACGGGAGGCGCGAACATGGAATACATAGTAAGCGCAATGTTACTAGCAACAATAGCAACTCTAACATGGTGCTTTAGTCAACTTTAAACTAAATAAGGGGGATGCACACATGAAATGTAAACTTTGCGGAAAAGAGATTGAGAAATCAGAATTTGAATCTTTTTTTGAAAGCTGGGAACCTTCGGTTTGCTCTGACGAATGTGGTAAAGTCTTGAGGGATAAGAAAATTAAGGAAAACTACGAAAAAAACAAAACACCTTTAGAGCATCAGTTACCATCAGGTGGAGTTTGGCCGCAATAACTCGTCTCAGCGAGTATAAAAAGTGCCTTAAGCTGGGAGCGTCCTACCCGAAAGGGTGGGGGTGGCAAGTCAGAATAAAAGGGAGGCGATACAGCACCACAGCAACAAAGCGCACCGCACACACAGAAAAGAATAACAAAAACCCCACAGCGCGAACCGGCGAAGTCTGCATGATGCGGATCAAGGAACGCGAACACTGGACCCGAAGGGATATCCGCTAGAGGTGCAGAAAAAGGGAAGTATGGGAGTTTAGGTTTGCGTGAGTACCCACAAGGGGATTGACGTAAATTTAAACTACTAGGAGGCTAAAATATGAAATGTCCAACTTGTAAGAAAAAGGTAGGAGGAAGTTTAGGTTTTATCCAAACGCCTTCAATGAGGGATTTTTGATAAAACTTAAATGGGAGATAATAAGATGGAGGAAGATAGAATAATAGAAATTTGCACCTGCGATAGATGTGGAAAAGATTTTGAATATGACTACGAGGAAGCAGCGGGTTTATGTTGCGACAAATGCGGATGTGAAACCTGTCCAGAATGTTATTCCGAGCTAGACTACGAATGTCCAGGTTGTAACGCCTAACCTCGCGTTAGGTTTTACCTGAGTCCGTGAGATTGAGGTAAAATCTAAAAGGGGGAATTAAAAATGACTAAGAAAGAAAAACAATATCTAAAAGAAATAGTAGATCACAACAAAAAACTTTTAGAACGCGTTAAATCAGGTGAATTTAATGACACCTATAAGACAGAAAGAGAAAGGGAAGTTTTTTCCGTGGGCATAGAATTAGCAACCGAATTACTGGATAACTACATTAATGGCTAACTCCTAGCACTCCGCTAGGTTTTACCTCTGCATCCTGCCGGGTGTGGAGCTAAAATCTAAGGAGGATGATAAAATGCTGGAAACATACGAAAGTTACGTCAGTGAAGCGAGCAAGTATGAGCAATCATTGAAAGATGCTGAAAAAGAAAAGCGCAGGAAAGCGGCAGACGAACTTTTGCAGAGCGAAAATAGTTTCGTCTATGTAGAAAATCTTTCCAGTTGTACAGGTGGTTGGACATTGGTTTTGTCTGACTCCGACGAATACTGGTTGGATTGGTTGTATCTAGTCAACAGGGTAGACTAGGGACTCCGGTCCCTGCTTCGCCAAAGTACCTTTAGAGAGGTATTTTGTTGAGGTGAAGGAGGAATAACGATGACAATAATAATGTTACTCGACGAGCAAGGCGATATTTCCGAACTGGCAACATATACCCTGTCGGCAAAGCAAGCTTTAATCGCTTACCGCCAAAAATTTGAGTTAAACCGGGGTAACACATGGACTTACCCACAAGAAGATCCGGCAATTCGCGAAATGCGAGGCGGCGAATACTGCTACTTCAAGGGTGATGCCAATATTTTCACTAAGTCCCTGTAATAGCAGGGGTTTTACCCAAATCCTTTTGCGAGAGGGTTTAGGTAAAATTATGAGGGAGGCAGATATAATGTATAATAATTTATACCTAGAAGTATCAGAAAAACCTAGAGGAATCAACTATCACTACATCATAACGTCAGGCGCAACTTCTCATACAGCATTTAAAACAGAGCAGGGCTACAAAAACTATCTTGAGCGAACCGGACTTACACCGGAATTCCAGCGGACAGTCAATAGTCGCGAACATGGCAAAGTTGACTGCTACAAACTGCATGGTCAGTATAACGAGAAATATTTCCGCAGCATGGAAGAAATACCGCAGAATGCAAAACGGTATGTCGGAGTGTCAAACGGTTCTTACGTTGACTGTTACCATGCTGACGTTGACGGAGTGAGAACGATGTTCCTGCCCAACTCAAACGAAAAAGAGGTTTACAAACCTAAGGATTACCACACTTACTCAAAATTAAATTAACAAGGTGAGGTTACACAATGAAACAAAAAATCCAGCGCGCACTTGACCATGCAGGTTACAATAGCGAACCAACCGAGCAAAACCTTACCTCCTGCTTTTTGGACTATGTAGATGCTGGAGTTTGGGGAAATTTGCAGTACGACGAGGCGCAGGAGGACATTCAGGACGGCGAAATCACAGCCCAGGATATGTGCCACGCTATTATGAAATTAAGGAGGTAAGTAGTGTGGAAAACTTGAAAATAAAACTTCGCCCAAACGGTTTAGTCGCTGGGCAGTTTTTAGCAAACTTTAAACAGGACAATGAATTTTGTGCCGTGTCTGGCAAGTATCAACTTCTAGTCAGCGAAAATGATTGCAAGATCTACTTCGACGGGGAGTTGAAAAAGAAGGTTCGTTACTGTTATGACGGACCGACTAATCCGGGGACGTTCTTTGATGGGCAGCACAAAAGATCGTTGCGCCAGGACGAAAAACACGTCGTCGCGCATGAGTTAAAGGGACTCATTGCGGATGAATATTTCAGGAGGGGAGGTAAATAACATGCTAGCAACCGCCAAAAACCTGCTTCACGCCACCATACAGGGGAGCAAAGCGCCAACAGATACAAATACACCTGAATTGAGCAAATACACTACATTAGTGCATTTCCCCGACTTACGTATAGGTAAAACGCTCATACCTGCCGGGGTGGAAAATAAAATAGTTTGGGGAACTTCGCCACTTGATGCCTGTCAATGGATGATGGGACATTTTACCACTGCCGAGTGGGTGGAACTGGTAAGATAAAATAATTTATTCTCACGCTTGACAGGTGGTACACCATAGTATATAATAGGTGTACCACCAAGACGGAGGACAGCACAATGATAGCAAAAACTAACACACGAGTACAAATAACCATGCCGAAGTCGCTTGCCGAGCAGTTACGTGAGCAAGCGGACAAAGAGGGTAAGACGGTTTCCGAGATAGTGGTTAAAAAAATCATGCCGGGCGAACCGGCGAAGGAGGAATGAGCATGATATTATATCACGCAACGCGCCAACCGGCCTACGAAAACGCCAAGAAAATAGAGCAAGAAGGTTTTCGCGGTAACGACGTTTGGGATCTGGAAGATGTTGTTTTTCTTGCCGACAAACCTCTTACCGGTTTCGGCGGATATCATGATTGCTGGGTTGCCGTTGATGTTCCTGAAGAAAAACTGACGCTTGGAAACTATGAAGACCAAGAAACCGACAACGACCAGTATAGTTGCAATAGTTATGCTTTTAAGTCAGACGTTATCAACAAATTTGACAGATGGGTTGTATAAATTATCGTTATCAGAGAGAAATCCAAGTCTATGCCGAGTTTGCCGCACAAGAACAGGAAGGGAAAAGGTATTGCGCTCAATGTGCAGAAAATAGCAAAAAGTGGGCGCACAAGGTGAAAGAAACCGGATATATGAAAAAATATTATACCCCAGTGAAGTAAACAGGGTTTAATCCCCTGCCGAGCGTCTATAGGGCGTTGGGTAGAGGATTAAAAACTAAGGAGGGACTAAGATGCCAAACAAGTCTAAAACTTTCTGTTGCGAGTACCTCAAAAACCTAGCAGAAAAGGAACATGCTGAATGTCGTGGTGAGGTTAATTTGGTGTTTAAACACTACGGCGGCGGGTATCTGCTTACTAGAATCTTGTTCTGTCCGTACTGCGGTAAGAAGTTCTAGTTTTTCGTTATCTCCTGCCGTGCCAGGGGATGCCGAAGGATTAAAATAAGAGGGGGATTTTAAAATGACACAAAGAGTACAAAACATCTACTTAGTACCGACCAAGGAATTAGCTCAAAACTTGCCTTTCGAGGCACACTGTTGCGTAGAAACCGAATACGGCGATTGGGCACTCGAGGGAACTATTTATACCGCAAACCATCACTTGCCTAAGTACGCCGGGCAACCTGCGCCTTGCAATGTTGACCTGCCGAAAGACTACCATACGGGGTTGCCGATGGGCGTCAACATCGTGGTCAGTCACATTGACCTTGATACCGTTCTGGGTGTCATGGGACTTATGGGGGAATGGTATTTTGTCCCCAAAAAGTTCCGCGAGGTTGCCGAGTTTATCGACTTGAACGGGCCGCATCATATATACATGTTCGACCAAGAGACTCAGGATCTGTTCAACGCTTACTGGGCATGGAACGCACTGCCGGAAAACCGCGCTCCGAGGGTAGCCGATATTACCGACATTACTGCTACAATTCACAAGTATATTGAGTTTTTTGAATTGCTGTTTGACCTGTATGCTCACAACTCGCCTCCACTTATCAAGGAAGGGCGCGAATGGGCAGCAAATATCCAGCGCGAAACCGAGTCAAAACTACTCATGGAAACCGAGAATTACCGTGTTTTTAGTACGGATGGCGTATTTTGTGGGGCAAGTTACTACTCCCCAAC